GTTTGTAAAAACTGACGTGCCTGATGGTCTGAAAATGTTCCAAAGATCGCCTATGAAAAAAGGCATGGAAGGTGACTTCGAAACTGGAAACGTACGTTATAAAGTTCGCGAAAGGTATAGCTTCGGCTGGACCGATTGGAGGGGCGTATTTGGCTCTGAAGGCGCATAATAAAAACTTGAGGGAGGGGACTATCCCCTCCTTCTTCCCCTTGACAGCCGCATTCTGCGTCTGACTTAACCCACGACAAGGAGATAAAAATGGGTACGACCACATTTACAGGAGCAGTCCGCTCTGAAAACGGATTTAAAGACGTTACAAAAAATGCAACAACGGGTGCATACACAACTAATTCCACATACAACAATGACGCAACTATCGGTGGTAATGTCACAATCGCAGGAACACTTGCGGTTACTGGTGCTACGACAGGTATTAAAAGTGTGGTTACTATCACAACTGCTACATACGCTGTGACAGCGGCTCAGTCAGGCACTACATTTATCTTCTCAAGAGCGGCAGGAATTGTGGTTACGCTACCTGAGTTAACTGCGGCAGCGAGTGGCGAGCAATATACATTCATTGTTGGCACAACATTCACAGGCGCAGGACAAATTAATACAGGCGCAACTGCTGACTTGTACTCTGGCTTTGCTATATTATCTGATCCAGCAACTGCTGGAGACACCAACACTTTCATACCAGACCAAAGTAATGATGATACTATTGATCTGGGAGCAATAGAGCAGGGTTGGCTAAGTGGTGGCATGATTACGCTAACCGCCCAGTCAGCTACACGCTGGCACTGTGCAGCTTACTTACTTGGTGACGCTACATTAGCCACACCTTTTGAATAATTCTTAATTAGGTAGGGGGAAACCCCTACCAATTTTATAAAGGAGTAAATAATGGCTGATATTACGACGAGTACAAAAATAAGCGAAAGCACTCGTGAAGTTGTTTACGCTTTCCAGTACCAATATGTTGACGGTGGTAATGAAAGTGCTGTTTCTAAAATAGATGTTTCAGGTCTTGGTAAAAGTGCAAATGGCGACACATGTAGTGGCATAAGAATTGTTGAGTGTTGGTGGGTAATAAATGCAATGACTGTTGAGGTTCTTGCGGATGCAGGTACGGATATTATTGTTTTGCATTTAGATGAAGGCCAGTCAGGATATCAAGACTTTTCAAGATTTGGTGGTCTACCGACAAGTAGCTCATACGGATCAAGTGGAACTGGTGACATTAAATTCACGACAACAGGAGCTGGTGCGGCAGGTGATGCCTATCAGATTGTGATAAGAGCAATTAAAGAGTATTAAATATGGCAACTTCAGAAACGGTAGCATTTAGACCAGACGTTGAAGAGATTATTTCCGAAGCCTACGAGCGGTGCGGAATAGATCCACAGACAAGGACAGGCGATCAAGCTGTATCGGCAAGACGCAGCTTGAATTTATTGTTTTCCGAGTGGGCTAATCGAGGTATAAATTACTGGACAGTATCAAAAAACACATTGACTTTGGTAAAAGACCAGGCAACCCCATACACACTGCCAGAGGGAACAATAGATATAATAGATGCGGTTGTGTCTGACAGTTCTGGCACTGACACGTCAGACCAGATAATCAATCGCATATCAATTGCCGATTATAATCAGATACCAAACAAAACCAGTAGCGGTAAGCCAAGTCAGTATATGCTTGACAAGCAGTACACACCACAAATTTATTTATGGCAAATACCTGACGTGTCTACTTACAGCATAGTTTATTGGGCAATTAATCAATTGGAAGACGTGACGCTATCAAATCAAGATGCAGATGTCCCCTATCGTTGGAGCGACTGCATATGTGCAGGGTTGGCAAGTAAGTTAGCTTTAAAATACGCAGCAGATAAATATCAAATACTGGATAGTGTCTACGAGCGTTCATTTAATTTAGCAGCGTCATCAGATAATGATGGGGTAAGTTTGAGGATTCATCCGACAGGAATGAACTTAGGATAATGGCAAGGTACGCAAGAGGAAAAAAATCCAATGCGATAGGCGACAGGAGTGGCTTTAAAGTCAAGTACACTGACTTAAAAACCACTTGGGATGGCTTGCGTGTTGAGCCAGAAGACTGGGAACCAAAGCAACCACAACTTACGCCAGCTAAAAATGTCATAGATGCCACGGCATTATTTAATCCCAGGGCAGATAATGACCCTGACAATGTTAAGTTTTTTGTTGGCTTTACGCAAGACTGGACAATTGACCCAAGGTTACTGCCTCGCATTGGAATGAATGGTCGAGGTGCTGTAGAACCTCTGGGTCTAAATAACTTTATATTGACCTTAACTGTCACAGGTATAGCTGGCACAGGCGCAATTGGCACTGAAATACCTACGGCATCAATAACTGAAGTGGGTGTGGCTGCTACAGGCGCAATAGGAACTGAAACACCACTGGCCTTTATTACCGAAACTGGCGTGGCTGGTACAGGCGTAATAGGCGCGTTTGGCGAGACAGACGGAGCTAATATGCAACTGTCTATTACTGAGTCTGGCGTAGCTGGCACAGGTGCAACAGGAACAGAGTTAGTAAATCTACAGGGTTGGGGTAACTCAACTTGGGGTGAAGGAACATGGGGTGATTAAATGAATTACACAACGCTAAAAACTAACATTCAAAATTTTATGGAGGACGATTCATCTGAATTAAGCGTTTCGATTGACACAATTATCTCCCAGGCTGAGGACATGATTTACCAGCGTCTTCCTAATTTACCTGCATACAGGGGAAGTGCCTCTGGAAATTTAGTTGTGGGAACTTCTCAATATACTGTTTCGGTTGCCAGAATGATAAGGCAAATCTCTATAATAGATTCAAGCAGTAACGTAGTTTATTTAGATCATAGAATTGATTCATATTTAAAAGACTATTGGCCTAACGCATCTACAACAGGAACGCCAAGAATTTACTCTACGGATTCTGCGTCTACATCAGGCACAGTTTTTACCATTGCACCGACACCCGATGCAATTCTCGCTTATAAGATAGATTACATTGCACCAGAGGCAGGTCTATCTTCGAGCAACACAACGTCTTGGATAGGCGATAACGCTGAGGCGGCTTTACTGGCGGCATGTTTGTATGAAACTTCTGCTTTCCTTAAAGCCGCAGATACGTTACAATTATACAAGGCACAATTTGACGAGGCAATTCAATTGCTACAGCAGGAAATGCAAAGAGATTACGCTGCTGAATATAACGGAGGTATATAATGTCTATAGCACAAGCAATGTGTACGAGTTTCAAGGCTGAAATCTTAGATGAAGTCCATGACCTTGTAGCAGATACAATAAAAATTGCTCTTTTCACTAGCTCCGCTAGTTTAGGGGCGGCAACTACAGCATACGCAAATAGCGGAATAAATGAAGTTGCAAATGGTAACGGTTACGCAACTGGCGGTATTGAACTTACATCTAGGGCAGTTGCGACGGCTGGCACGACAGCTTACTTTGACGCGGCTGACCCAAGTTGGGCTTCAGCAACATTCACAGCAAATGGTGCCATGATTTACAATTCAAGCGCAAGTGATAAGGCCATAGCAATTCTGGCCTTTGGTGGAGACTTCACAGTCTCAGGCGGCACGTTTCAAATTGTTTTCCCAGCCGCAGGGGCAAACGCAATAGTAAGGATAGATTGATATGGCTAGTACCTATGTAAATGACCTCAGACTTAATGAGATGGCGACAGGCGATGCGTCTGGGTCTTGGGGTACAGTAACAAATACAAATCTAGAGTTAATCGGTGAGGCTTTTGGTTATGGCACTGAAACTATAGGAAATGCAGATACAACAATAACAGTTGCAGATGGAGCGGCAGACCCAGCTAGGTCATTTTATCTTAAAATTGCTTCAAGCACAAATTTATCAACAACCAGAATAATTACTTTAGCTCCAAATACTGTGAGTAAGGTTTGGATAATAGAGAACGCGACTGGTGGATCTCAAATCATAACAATTAAACAGGGATCTGGGGCAACTATAAATATTCCTAATGGTCACGTTAAGATGATTGCCTCAAACGGTGGTGGATCTGGCGCAGTTATATATGATTTATTGACAGACTTAAATGTAGCGACAAACCTTTTTGTTAAGAACGCTGGAACTGGTGACGGTAGCACTGCAAATATATACTTGCAAACGGCTGAGGCTGATATTGCGGCTGACGATGTAATAGGCAAAATAAACTTCCAGGCTCCTAATGAGGGTACAGGAACAGATGCTATTCTTGTTTCTGCGGCTATACAGGCCATATCCGAGGGTGACTTTAGTTCCACAAGTAACGCCACTAGTTTAAACTTTATGACTGGTGCATCTGAGGCGGCAACTACAAAAATGAGGCTATCTTCTGGCGGTAACTTAACTGTCACAGGCGATGTTAATGTCGGAGATGACTTTGACGTAACTGGCGACGCTGTAATTGATGGCACTGCCCTCGTAACAGGCGTCCTGACCACCACGGCTGCGACTGTGTTTAACGGTGGCTTTGCTGCTAATGATGGCTCAACAATCTCTACAGCAGATAATACAGATACACTTACACTTATATCTACAGACGCAGATGCTGATGTTGCACCAAATTTAGTCCTTTAT